ACCCACTTACACAGTTTATGATAGATCAGAAAGTTCCTAATGAGCCTTGTGTGTTTAAGAGTGACACTACAACTGTGTTTAGCTTCCCTGTCAAATCACCAGAGATGGCTATAACACGCAACGATATGACTGCTATTGAACAGCTAGAGACTTGGCTTATGTACCAACGCTATTGGTGTGAACATAAACCTTCAGTTACAATATCAGTACGAGATGACGAATGGTTAGATGTGGGAGCGTTCGTTTATAAACACTTTGATGAAATGTCAGGTGTGTCATTTTTACCACACTCAGACCATACCTATCAGCAAGCACCTTATCAAGATTGTGGTAAGCATGACTATGAATATCTACTGTCGTGTATGCCAGAGAAGATTGACTGGAACAAGCTTTCAGAGTATGAAAAAGAAGACAACACTAAATCCAGTCAAACATTTGCTTGTTCTGGTGACGTGTGTGAAGTAGTCGATATAACATAGGAGTTAAATATGGACGTATTAGCAACAGCAGTAATAGTTTTCTTTGGTGCATTTAGTGTAGCAGAGAAGTATATTGAACCTTGGGTAAATGATAAGGTTGAACAGCACTACGAAGCAAAGGAATAGAAGATGTCTTGGATCTTAGTAGCACTCTTTATGTTTGATGGATCGCCAATGGTTATGAGCGACAACATCTTATACGAAAGTAGAGAGAAATGTAATGAAGCAGCAGATATACGTAGCAAATATTTAGATGCTACTAGGCCACCATCTATGTCTGAAGCAGATTATTGGGTATGGTGTACACAGATACCACAGGAGGTATAATGATAGTAGAAATAGACAAAGAAGAATTTAATTTTTGTAAAACTTTAGCTAAAGGACGTTTTGATAGAGCAAGACAAAGAGGTTCTTCACTAGATCAAATAGGTAAAAAATTTAGTAGGTATCAAGATGATATACATGGAATGTTATCTGAATGGGCTTTCTGTAAATTAACAAATACTTTTCCTAGTCAAGTAATTTCTCCCATATTAAAAAGTAAAAGAAGTGGTGCTGACTTAGGTGATGTCCGTTATAAAAATTTAAACTTTGATGTTAAATCTACACACCACCCAAGAGGAGAGTTATGGACTGATATAATAAATGATAACATAGATGCTTATGTTTTTATAGTAGTAAATATAAAAGATACTACAGCAGATTGTCACATAAAAGGAGTTATGATGTCAGATGAATTACATAGTAAGGGTATGACACATGGTTCAAAGAATCAATTTAGAAAACCTGCATATTGTGCTACTATAGAAGAACTAACTGATTGGCAAACCTTTGATGAAGGTAAGACATAGCTATACAAAATAAAAAGGGCGCTTAATGCGCCCCTTCTTTTAATCTAAGCAGTCACATGTTGGACTGCATTTTTTATTCCACAAGGCACACCATAGCCTTTTTAGATACCTTCTCATAGGTCACCTCCTTTATAGTTTACCTGCTTCCCTGTACATTTCTTCTAAGTATTCTATGTATTCTAATATTATACCTAGCTCTCTGAAGTTCATGTCTTCAAACTTACCATCAATACCAAACTGTTCATTAGCCATCTTCATAGCTTCTCTTTTAGTTTCTTTAGGCTTACCCTCAATCTTTGCTGCGTAGCTTAAACGTGACTCCTCTTCTCCTAAGTGTCCTGTCCTTATATGGTCACGTACTTCTCGTTTTACATTGCTTACTTTTTTCTTCAGCATACCTCTCTGCTGAGTTACGTTGGCGTTTTTAAATGAAGGATTGTCCAACAGGCTTTGTACTTCTCGCTCCAGTATAGGTGCTAAGAAGTTGTTAAATACTCTGTCGTACTCTGGTATCTTAGTTCTTTCACTTGCAGTCCAAGGAAACATGTCTGTCATGGAGTAAGCTTTTTCTACGGCTGTTCTTCCCGGTTTTACAGTTAAACCAAAGATACGTGCCAATGGCGCAGGATCATAGACTTCACCCTCACGTGTAGCAACCCTAAGCTGTTCACCTGTTATAGAGTCTGTCTTGTCAACAAAACTTTCTAAGATGTTGTCCATATATTTAGTTGCAGACTGGGTAAAGATATTCATACCCTCTGCTTGTCTTACATCTTTAGCTCCATCATTGCCCATTACATAGCCTGTTAGTTTATTAACTACATCTAAGGGTCTTGTCACACCTGCGACTACGTTACCTGAAGCTTTATATATTGCATCGAATGATGCCCCACGTTGACCCTCATCAAAATTTGTTAATGTGTCTAGGACATTTAGTAAGTCATTACCAAACTGGACATCCCTACTTATTTGACCTACACCGATTTGAGTAGAAAGTTCAGTGAGTAGCTCTCTAGGAACAGGTTCACCATTTCGAAGTTTATTGAACACACGACCAGAAGCTAGGAATATAGAAAACGGAAATGTATTTTTTGCATCTACAATAGTACCACCGCCAGCATCTACTTCAAATACACCAAGCCCTTTTCTTTGTCTTTCTTTATCATACTCAGAAGCCATAAACAAAGCTGTAGAACCTACCATCCATCTACCTACAGCCTCTTGATCTGTTAGTTGTTTACCACCTCTTGCTGATCTTGTAGCAAAGTCTTTGATTAAAGTGAACCCTGCAAACGGTGACCACTGATAAGCAGATGCTACAACGTTGTTCATGAATCTACCAAAGGGTAGAATGAAACCAAAACCTGGAGTGTTAGAAACACCTTCAACTAGTTTGGCTACACCATTTAATAGCTGATCATTTGTTGTATAGTCTTTTGCATACACAGACTTTAGCGTGCTGTCTATTGCTGCATAGATTACATCTTCTCCGATGTCTATAGTCTCGTCATTCATAGCTTCGGTAAGTGTCTTGCCTTTTGATAAACGTAAGTACTTATCCATCTCAGTCATAAACATTTGAGACTTAGTAAAGCTATCCTGAATACGAACACCTGTGACCTGTGCTGATGCGTTGGCTATAGCCTCTGTTGCTTTTACCACAGAGCCATCAGGGTTTATGTTGTATCTTTTTGCAGTAGCTTCCACACCACCAGCATACGTTTCAAATAGTATCTTTTGTATGTCTTTATTCTTAGACAGGAACTTCATATACTGATCGTGTGTAGTGTATGGATCTAACAAGTTACGCATCTTCTGCCCTTGTATGGCAGTGTACGCTCTCATTTGTTGGAATGTTCTAGTTGCTTCTTTGGGGTTACTATACATCTGACTCAAACCCTTAGCACCAAGAAGTCCTGAGTTAAATATATCAGCCATAGTTTGACCAATGTAGAACTGACCAAAGCCAAATACGTTTACTGCTGTGGTAGCAGGAGAAGACACAAGCATACGCTTCCAAACAGATTGTCCATACCGTAGACTTTCTGCTCTTTTCAGTTCACCCTTCACTGCTTCTTTTGCTACAACACTATCCATAGTATCGCTGATAGCATCTTGTGCTGCAACAATGGAGGTGTCTAGTGTTCTACGTAACTGAGATGCTACATTCAAGGTAGCACCTGCATCACTTATCTTACCAGCAAGTAACTGACTTAGTTGTACTTGGTTGCCTGACAAATCACCGAAGGTAATACCAGCGCCTTTTATCTGGTCATTTATTTCTTCTAGTAGATCATCATCTATATTACGTACAACGTTAGTCATCAAGTCAGAGATAGTTGTCTTTCTTGAAAGCTTGAGACCATTGTCTTTCATAACTTTAGCGATACCACCTATTGTCTCTGGTGTTCCATCCCATGCATCTCCAAAGATCATATTCTTAACTAGCTCTGCTGGCATAACCTGACCAAACTGTTTTTTACCAGCATCAGCTTTTTCTTTCCAAGCTTTAGCAGAAGCAATCATAGCATCTGCTGCTTCTTTTGTTGCCTGTTTATCTAGTATAGGTTGTACATCTTCAATAATAGCATTTGTTATATTTTTTAGTGTAGCGTCTTCGTCAGCCTCTAAATTAGATACACCCCTAAACTTACCAAAGCCTAGCTGTGCTGCACCTGCTACACCACCCAGCAAAGAAGAAAAACCTGTCTGTAGTAAGCTGTACTTTTCTTGCGCTCCTGCTGATAACAAAGTTTTCTGTGCCTGTATGTCTTGAAGAACAGCAAGGGTAGAATCTATAGCTGTTGTAGCATACAGAGACTTAGTTCCTGCAGTAGTAAACAATCTGTCCTGTTCAGCCTTTGCAGCTTTTCTAGCTAACGCTCTACGATTTTCTAGAGTTACACGTCTAGTTACTTCACCAGCAGCTTTATCTGCAGCTTCACTTGTAGCACCTTTTGAAATAGCTCTTTTTGCAGCTATCTTTCCTGCCTCTATCCCAGCTTTCTTTGCAGCAGATTTTGAAGCACCCTCTTTGTATGCCTCTTGATAGGCTCTTCTCACTGTTTCTCTTACAGCACGTTTACCTGTGAATGACACACCTGCTGCACTTGCACGTGCAATACCACCAGTTATCAAACCTAAATAGTTTGTAGGATCTTTAGCCGCAGCAAACACGTAATCTTTTACACCGTCTACTGCACCCAACGCACCATCGTTTTGAAACACGTGACCTAGATTGTCATATATCTCATAGGCACGTCTTGCTTTGTTCTTCGTGTTTTCATCTGCCTTATGTACAAACCTAGCTTCATTAGCTGTAGAGATTGTGTTAGCGTTAAAGTAACGCATGTGTTGTACAAAGTCATCTACAACTTTTTCATCTGCTATGTCTTTATAGTCTACGCCCTTACGTTCAATCATGTAGTCACGTATGGGTTGCAAGTATTGACGCTGAGTTAGTTCGTCTTTAGTAAGACTATCCCCTGTGAAAATAGGCTCAGGAGTTTCCATCATTGGTGCGACAGTAGATTCACCAGTGTAGAAATCTTTCATGTATTCATCGAATGCGCTCATTATTCACCTTTTAATAGCTTAGGGCTTCCGTCAGGGTTGTGTGTGTCTCCGAATAATTCATCCCATTGCGATGGTCTTAGGTACTTAGGAACAGGTATTTTACCTTCTAGTATTTCTTCCATAGTGTCACCGCCTAGCCCTGCACCAAAGAACAAGTTACTGAACTCTCTAGTAGGCCTTGGTGGTACACCTTTTACAGCTTTTGTTTTACCTTCTTCATCTTCTATCTGGTAATATACATTTTCTTCAATTCTAGCTTTTGTTGATATCGCTTCTTTTTCAGTTGGGCTAAGGGTCTTTTTCTCTTCATCTTTGCTCTTTTTAAGCTCTTCACTGACAACCCCTGCTGCTTCATCAACTGTTGGTTTCTCCTCTTCTGGTACTTCTATTCCATATTCTTCCATTAATAGTTTTAGATATTCTTCTCCTGCTCCAGATTTTCCCGGAACTTGCATAGCCTGTACGATTATCTTTTTAGTAGCCTCGTCATCAAAGAAGCCTGTTGGAAAATACTCATTAGCGTAGAACCTAATATGGTTATTAGCTGCATTCATTTGTATTTGTCTTGTAAGCTTTGCTGCTTTCTCAGGAGAACCACCAATAGCACTTCCTGCAGCATCTATCTCAGCCTTTCTAGCTTTTACAGCATCAGTCATAACCTCTAACAAATCTTTATTAAAGTCATACTTAGCTTGACCATCATAGGGTTTTAGATCTGCAAAGTTCATGGTCACGTTAGGTAGTAAAGAGTTGTACTCTCCTTGTTGCGCCAAGAAGTTTATGTCTGAAATAGTCATGTCACCGTAGTATTTCTTTGCACCTAGCTTTTCATCAACTCTGTCTTTAGCTGCAAACCCAAACAACTCTCTCATAAAGTCATCTTTTGGTTCACCTGCTTCTGTTACAGTTTTGCTAGGAGCAGCTTTACCTTTAGCACCGTATGTTCTTCTAGCTAGTTCTTCTAAGTCTAACGCAATCAAAGTAGGATCTACATTCTCAATACCCTGAATCTGTAAGCCTAGTTGTATATCTTCTTGAGATAACTCTTGACCGGGAAGTAGCTTTTGTTGTGTGTGAAGCGTTTGTAACTTATCAAGTAATTTAGTCACACCAGTCATGCCAGAAGACATTGCACCAATCACCTGCTCTTTGGTTGCACCCAATGCCATAGCCTGTCTGCCTATACGTGCAGCCTCTTGCGCTCTTGAGTCACGCTGCTTAACCATCTGAAGATTACGATCAGCTAAAGCTTTCTGTTCTCTCTTGTAATCCTCAGCCTCTGTTATTCTTTCATCTATGCCTTCAGATAAGTCCTCTAAGTAACTACCTGCAAAAGCTTTCCAATCAAATCCCATTATACTAACCTTTCGCCATTAAGCCCATAGGCTTTTCTTCTGGTGTTACTTCTTCCTCTGACTCTCCAACCTCAGCCATTTCACTTAGTACCTTCTTACCTTCGTCCATACCATCATCAGGGTTTTCAGATAAATACTTCGCAGTAAGTAATTGTACTCGCATCATTTCTTTTTCAGCAGATTCTTTCTCGTAGTTGCGTCCTGTATCCCTAACACTAACGCCTTGTGTCTCCATAGCAGACTTCAAGAACTGGTGTATGATAGGACCAACAAGCATTGCGTTATCTATTGAGTGTAATCCCCTCATAGTACCTGCGCTAGTTATAGTTTCCACTACTGGCTTTAATGGTACACCAGCTTCCATGACAGCAGATAAGTCATCTATGACATCTTGATCAGCCAATCTATTTATGTAAAACTTTGTAACGTCCTCTATATCAGACATCTCTGCTGGGTTTTCCCAAGGGTTGTTACGTGGTTCGTCTGTTAAAGACTGGCCTGGAATTGGCCTATCGAATGGTGATGTCATGTTATTATCCTACTTAGTAAATCCTGCACCAAAGTATAAGCCTACAATAGCTGATACTATATGTGTATCTAGTGGTGTTATTACAAATCCTTCAGCATACTGCCACTTCACAACTTCTTCACCTGCTCCAAAGATAAAGTCAAAGAAACCAGTTTGTATTTCAGTGTAGCCTACGTATACGCCTACTTCAGGGTAGAACACAGCAACCAACTTTGGCAACACTATTATAGCAAAGAC